GCGAGACAGCACCCAAGCATGGCGCCAGTGGTACAAGACGGCACGGTGGCAGAAGCTGCGCTGGTCCATCCTCGTCAGGGACAGCTTCACCTGCAAGCGGTGCGGCAGGATAGACGGCAGCAAGGGTGCCATGCACTGCGACCACGTAGAGCGACATGGTGGAGACGAGGCGAAGTTCTGGGCTGGTCCGTTCCAGACCCTGTGCGCCCATTGCCACAACAGCCTCAAGCAGAGCGAGGAGCGTAGAGCATGAAGAAGCACTGGCTTGGGTGGCGCTTCGGCGGCCTTCGTGTGGGCGGTCTCTCTTGGGGACCAGTACGCGGCTATACCGTTCACCTCGCATCGTGGCACAATCCCAAACGCATGTGCTGGCTCTGGTCAGCGCGAGCCGAACGTGTGGTCGCAGACGAGAAGCGTGCGGTCCGCGTCTATAGCATCCCGGGATCGCAAGCGAGATATGAGCTTCAGCTATGGTCCATCCGGTTCGCCTTCACGTGGCAGGAGATGGGCCGATACGCTGAGCCTCAGAAGATGCGCCAGGCTGACATGGCGAAGCGCCTTGGGGTGAGGCTGTAGGCGAGGCGCAAACGCCTCTCAGTGAGGCCCTGTGTGGCAATGCGATGCCACATGGGTGTGGTGGATGGAGCAGTCCACCGGGCGGAAACCGAGGGTGCGTAATAATATTGCGTGAAACAGCCGTGAAACGTAATTATCATGCTTTGAACGCGCCCCTAAGTGCCTCAAAGAGGGCGATGCGCAATAATATTGCGTGAAACACGCGTTTCACGACATTTTCGGTCGTGGAGGGGGGTGTAGCAAAGTTGCAACACCCTTTTTGGCCTAGACCCGCGCCCCCCGCATGTAGAGATTTTTTTCTTCCCGTTTGATTTTGATCGCGGGAAATCAAACCCAAGAAGGCAAATCAAATGGCACGAGGTGGCTACCGTCCCGGTGCTGGCCGGCCGAAGTCTGCCAGCGTCAAAACAGAGGTTGAGGTGAAGCGCGAGGCCAGTAAGGCCGGTCTCTCGCCGCTCGAATACATGCTGTCCGTCATGAACGATGACCAAGCGGAGCGCGACCGTCGCGACAAGATGGCGATTGCGGCCGCCCCCTATGTCCACGCGAAGGCGGATGAGGCGAAGGCGGGCAAGAAGGAGCAGAAACAGCAGGCAGCCGAGCAGGTGGCGAAGGGTCGGTTTGCTCCTCGTTCTGGCCCGCGTCTTGCAGTGGTGAACGGCTCCTGATGCCCGATTGGTCGACCAGTTGTAAGGACTGGGAAGAACGCATCGTCGCCAAGAGGAGCCTGATCCCGTTCGCCCCCCTGTTTCCGAGTGAGGCAGAAGCGGCGTTGGAGGTGTTCAAGTCGCTCCGGGTGGTGGATCTTCCCGGCAAGCCGACGTTTGGCGAAGTGACCGAGGAGTGGGTGCTCGACTTCGTCGCTGCCATCTTCGGCGCAAACGATCCGGAGACGGGCAATCAGCTCATCTCCGAGTTCTTCATGCTCATCAGCAAGAAGAACACGAAGTCCACTCTTGCCGCGGGGATCATGCTCACGGCGCTGATCATCAACTGGCGCGAGGACGAGGAACTTCTGATCCTGGCGCCGACGATCGAGGTCGCGCAGAACAGCTTTAAGCCGGCTGCGTCAATGGTTCGGGCCGATCCAGAGTTGGAAGAGCTGTTCCAGGTGCAGGATCACATCCGGACGATCACGCACCGCGTCACCAAGGCGGCGCTGAAGGTGGTAGCCGCGGATGCTGATACGGTCTCCGGCAAGAAGTCGGGCCGGATCCTGATCGATGAGCTTTGGGTGTTCGGCAAGCGGCCGAATGCCGATGCTATGCTGAGAGAGGCAACGGGGGGATTGGTTTCACGTCCAGAGGGGTTCGTGATCTACCTCTCGACGCAGAGCGACGAACCGCCGGCCGGCGTGTTCAAGGACAAGCTCGACTATGCTCGGGATGTTCGGGACGGAAAGATTGCAGACAACAAGTTTCTGCCGCTGATCTACGAGTTCCCGGAGGCGATGCTGAAGGCTGATGCCTACCTGAAGCCGGAGAACCTTTACGTAACGAACCCGAACCTCGGGCGCTCGGTGCGAGCCGATTGGCTGGAAGATGAACTGCGGAAGGAAATTGCGAAGGGGCCGGAGACCCGCAACGTCTTCCTCGCAAAGCACCTGAACATCGAGATCGGGATGAACCTCCGGGCCAACAGATGGTCGGGTGCGGATTTCTGGGCATCTCGTGCCGACGAAGACCTGAGCTTGGAGACTGTTCTTGCAAGTTCTGAGGTAGCCGTTGTCGGGATCGACGGCGGCGGCTTGGACGACTTGTTCGGGCTCACGGTCCTTGGAAGGGAGAAGGGAAGCCGCGACTGGCTCTCTTGGTCCCATGCCTGGTGCCACAAGGGAGTGCTCGAACGGCGCAAGTCGATCGCCTCGAAGCTGCAGGACTTCCAGCGCGACGGTCTCCTGACCATCGTGGACGACGAACTGGACGACATCTCGGGGATCATCGAGATCATCCAGGACATCAAGGACCGCGGGCTGCTGGCCTCCGTTGCTGTCGACCCTGCCGGCCTCGGTGAGATGATCGAAGCACTGGCCGAGATCGAGGTCACGCAGGAAGCGGGAAATCTGGTCGGCGCGCCGCAGGGCTACGCCATGATGAACGCGATCAAGACGGCCGAACGGAAGCTCGCCAACGGCACGCTGCGCCATGCGCCGTCCGCTCTCATGGACTGGTGCGTTGGGAACCTGAAGATCGAGCCGACTGCAACGGCCATCCGAGCGACGAAACAGAACGCGGGTGACGCCAAGATTGACCCCGTGATGGCTCTCTTCGACGCCGTCACGGTGATGATCCGAAACCCAGAAGCGCCGGGGGCAGGCATGGACGACTACTTCAAGAGCCTGGCAGGTGCGGCGTGAGCGTTGTAGCCAAGATCAAGAGCGCCATCGTGCGCCGGCTGACGGTTCGCGAGCCTGACGGCTGGTATCCGGACGCCGTGCGGGGCGATGCCGGGGAGATTGTCTCCGACGACACGGCGCTCTCCCTGTCGGCTGTGTGGGCTTGCACGAACCTGCTCGCCGGCACGATCGCCAGCCTGCCGCTGATGGTCTATCGCACGGACCCGCAAGGACGCCGGACGGTCGCACGCGATCACCGGCTGTATCGGGTGCTGCACGACAGCCCGAACTATGACCAGACGGCGGTCGATTTCTGGGAGTTCGTCAGCGCCTCGCTTGAACTTTGGGGCAACGCCTATGCTCGGATCGAGCGCACCGGGAAAGAGGTCACTGGCCTGCATCCAGTCGCGCCGAATCTCGTTTCGGTTCGCCGCCTGCAGAACGGCTCGATCGAATACCGCTGGACGGATGAGGGCAAGTCCTACGTCGAGACTGACGCCACGATGCTGCACATCCGCGGCTTCGGCGGCAATCCGCTTGGCGGCATGTCCACGCTGCAATTCGCGCGAAATGCCTTCAGCTTGGCGCGGGCGATCGACCGTTCGGCCGGCGGCATGTTCAAGAACGGCCTCCGTCCTTCCGGCGTGCTGACGTTTGACCGGTGGCTCGATAACGAGCAGCGCCATCAGGCCCGCACGACGCTAACGGATCAGTTTGTCGGCGCGGCCAATTCCGGAAAGCCCCTGATCCTCGAAGGCGGCACGAAGTGGGAGCAACTCACCATCGCGCCGGAAGAGGCCCAGATGTTGGAGTCCCGCGGGTTCTCAGTCGAGGAGATCTGCCGGTTCTTCGGCGTCCCGCCGTTCATGATCGGCCATACTGAAAAGACGACGAGCTGGGGCACGGGCCTGGAGCAGCAGACGCTCGGTTTCCAGAAGTTCACGCTCCGCCGTCGCCTGAAGCGCATCGAGCAGGCGCTGGAGAAGCAGCTTCTTCGCGCCGAAGACCGCGCCGCCGGCCTGACGATCGAGTTCAACCTTGAAGGGCTCCTTCGGGGTGACAGCGCAGGCCGAGCAGCTTTCTACCAGACCATGACGCAGATCGGCGCGATGACGATCAACGAAGTCCGCGCCTTGGAGAACCTGGAGAAGGTAGAGGGCGGCG